ACCTGATTTCTTTACTAATGTTTCCATGTTTTTAGTTTTATTCTAACACTACTTTATTCATAGTTAGATTTGGTTTATAATTGATTAATTGTTCACTTGATTGGAATTGAACCAATGACCTTCTGCATGTATAGCGAGCAGACATTCTACCACTGAACTACAAGTGAAATGTATCTATTTTATATTATCTAATGGATATGCGTTTAATATTGAGTCTTTATTTGCTAAAAACACAAGGTTAACATCATTATTCATATAAACTCTATCTTGAATTTGTTTTAATGTTTCTTTAACATGCATTTTAGCAAATTCAATTATTACTTCTTTAATAGACCTATCAAGTTTAGGGTAATCACTTTTCAAGTCAGAGTAACCATCTTGAAAAGATAAATATTCTTCTGCTGTCATCATAGTATCCTTTATTTTAACTGACTAGCTAATAGCCATATCAATTTGTTAATTATTCTGTTTTTCATGTGTTTTTAGTTTTTAGAATTATTAATCATTTCTTCAATTTCTATTAATAAATAGAAGGCTAAAGATGCAGTAGACAAAAGAAACCACATTGCTGCAAGTCTATTGCAATTATAATAATCATAAGCTCCTATAGAACCATATATTATAAATTTTAATAAATAAATATATTTCATATGTTTTTAGTTTTAAATTATTAATAATTAATTGTAGTCAGAGCAGGACTCGAACCTGCATCTCTGATATTTTTTATATCGGGCTTTTTCCAGCTAGCTACCTGACCATTTTTTCACTATAGTTCTATAACATTAAATAAAAAATCACTTGTCCAATTCTAGCGGAATATTAAATAAACCTGTTACAGGAGTTGAACCTGTTTGTCAAATATGTATCCATACATAACACGAATATTTAATACCTTTACAACAAACACAACTGCTAGTACAGTTTATAATCTTTACTTTACCTCATTATAAGGGATATCCTATTTTATTATTGTTCATCTTCAAGCAAGTGATTTTAATGTTAATTTCTTTAAATAATAACATGGCTTATACTCAAATTGGCTTGCTCTTGTATAAGTAACCTATAGTTGTCACTAACGCACAATTATCCTTGTGGCATAGATTATCTTGCTAAAGACGCATGTTATTAAGTTTTAATTTCTTTAAATAAATATTAACAGCGCATGCCAAAATTAATTGAGGAAACTGTTAATATTTTAATCCCATCTGTATTCAGTTGTAATAAATCTGCTAGGAGAGTTAAACTCCTATTTCTATTTCTAGACTCTTCACACCAGAAGCACAAATATTACAACTGCTAATCCTTTGGAAATTAGAATGATACATTAAATAACAGCTTAGCCAGAGCTGTTGTGGTGAATAGCTTGTATTTAATAAGATGCAGACCCAACCAGCACATTCTTACATATTAAATACAATCACCTTAATAGAAGTTAGTATTGTTCTTCTATTGTTCAGTTTAATTACTCCTGAATGTTTTTAATGAATACTTGATTCCATTGGATGATATAATAGATAATTTACCAAGTGTATATCTACCAGTTTTTAACAACTCCTGCTTCTTATAATTACATAATGAAGCTGACTGATTGGTTAATAATGTCTCATGATTTTTACCATTGATGACATAAATTAAGTTGTATCTTTTCATGGTAAATAATGTGTTATTAAATAAATAATAGTCAATAATAAATAAGAGAATCCAAACATAAACATCATGTAAACTATGAAGTTTGAATTATATGGATTAAAATCTACATGTCTGTCTCTAGATTTACAATGTATATCAATGCAGCTTAATACAAATAATATAGCAATTATCACTGTTAATGTTATCATATGTTTCTGTGTTAAATGTTAATGCTTACTTCCAATTATTGTCATCTGAATTAAAATTATATCCATTACAATTATTTAAATGCTCAAGTCTAATATCAACTTTAGAGCAATATGGACATATTTTAAAATCATCTTTTAAGAACTGATTGATTTTACCAACATTCCAATTTGTTGGAAATTGATATTTATTGCTGTCTGATAATCTAATTGTTTTAGTTGACATTATTTGTGAATATTAAATTAATAGCTATAAATAATATAATGAAAGATGTTTTGAGGAAAATAAGGAATTGGAATAAAGCCAAATGAATAGGTGCTCCATCTGATTATCAGCACTTTAGCTCAAATTAATTAAAGAATCACTTTAACTTAACACATATAATCAATTAATAACCAACAAGTTAGTATTTCAGTCTATTTAAACTCAATATAGGATTAGAATTGACCTTCACATATACTAACAAGTTGATTATCAATTAATTAATGTCTTATTTAGAACCATTCTAAATAGTGATCGTGTATATCCTTATTTAGAATCATTCTTAATAAGAGATATTTATTCAATTCCTTATTTAAAATCATTATAAATTACTAATAATTACAATATTAATTAGGAAATATCAATTAAATATGTTATATTTGTATTAGAAGCATGTCACTCCTTTGACATACCATTAAGAAATGTAAAACAAAGTATTAATTAGAAGTTGGGTTTTTAGGAAAAGATTTAAATATGAAAAATTGTCCAAAGTGTAAATTATTTAAAGAAAGCAACCAGTTTTATATGTCTAAAGACAATAAAATTAAATGCTGGTGTAAATCATGCTGTCTTGAAGATAGGAACACAAGAGGGAGAAATGCGCAGTTAATTAAAAGATATGGTATTGACATTAATCAATATAACCAATTATTTGCTAACCAAGATGGTAAATGCAAAGTTTGTGGTAAACATCAATCAGAATTAACAAGTGCGTTAGCAGTAGATCATTGCCATGCAAGCAATGAGGTTAGAGGTCTATTATGTTATAAATGTAACATAGGAATAGGATACTTTAATGACAACATAAGTTTGTTGTCTTCTGCTATAACATATTTAAATAACTTTAATGATAAGTAATATACTATCCTAAGTTGTCCCCAATAGCTTCAAAACTGACTTGACATAACAATAGAATATACGGCTAATAGCTCTGGGATGAGCAAGAGGAATAATTAGCATAGAGGCGTGATACCAAGTATATTTGAGTTAGACTAAGTTAAAATCGGGATTAAGTAATTGATTCTCAACCAACAGACAATGTGTCAGGGAGATTTAGTTCTTAATTAAGAAGAATGCATAGAATTATGAATAGGTTAATTCCTAATTATAATATCTCCTGGTACAACCAAGGATACCTCTCTATCAAATGCATTCTAATATTGTAAACTCTAAAGCACTAATGCATTTTATCAAAACACACAAAATCTAACATTCTTACATTAGGCTTTAGAATTATTCTTTATTAGGTTTGAGGATATAAATTATCATTGTCATCATTATCTCCACAATAGACATATATCATAAACCCAGCAGTAAATAACACTGCCATTATCTTAATTACTTCCCATAATAGTCCCATAACTAATTGGTTTTACACTTGTTAATACTATATAATGCATTCAATTTAGACTTTAATCTAGCATTAGTTGAATACACTATTGTTGGCTTAATAACAGCATTATTGCTGTAAATTCTAGTTCTTTTCATTGTGTGTGTTTTTATTTGTTATTACTATTTTAATGATTTACTAATTAGTTTAATATATTCCTAACATTGTATATTTATACTAATAACTGATTAATCAATTAAAAGCCTGATATTCAATTCTGTGCACACTATTTCTCACTCTTCTAATGGTGAATATCACTTCAATGCTTGGAATATAAACACACATCACACTCAGTTAAGAATGTAATGTGTGTATACTTGTGCTGGCGAAGCCAGGAGAAAACCTAGATTGATGCCAACATAATATCTAGTTTAGGAACAATGTCAAGGAACATTCTAATTTCACCAGTTATAGGGTCAACAGATTGGTTCTTAAGCACTTCAACATCAGTTTTAAGGGTGAGTGTATCTCCATCAACAGCAATGTCTTCTGGGTTGAATCTCATTGTGCTAACACCAAATACACGCCCTTTATAAGCAACAGTGTAATGATTGAATGACTCACCTTTAGATTCAAATGATTTGGTTTTAATTAGTTTAAGTTTCATGATGGATGTGTATTAAATGTCTTAAGAATGAATAGCGTTTAATCTGGTTAATTAAATTCACTTTCCTCTCTAGATTTAAGACGGGTGGGTGTCTAGGGCTCCTGTGAATCAGAGACTTAGCAAAATTTTTTAAAAAAATGACTTAATAATTAGGAGTTATGAATTAAATTCATTATATTTGTGTATAATGTGATATTAAATTTTTAAAAAATAAAAAAAATGAAAAAATGTAGTAAATGCTTGATAGACAAAGATTTATCTGAATTCCATAAAAACAAATCTGAAAGAGATGGATATAAATATGATTGCAAAGAATGTGTTCTAGGGCATAAGCCATTTAGTAAAGCCGCTATAACTGAAAGATGCTGTAAGATTTGTTTAGAAACAAAACCTCTTGAAAGATTCCCTTATAATGGACTGGGTAAAATATATAGGAAGGCTACATGTAAAAAATGCACTAATAGTAAAAGACAGAAGGTTAGAGATAGTGATCCTGAAAAAGAAAAACTAAGAACTAGAAAAGAAAGGTTAAAAAGAAAATATAATATAACTATTGAGCACTATGATTCAATGGTTATTGCTCAGGATGAAAAATGTGAGATATGCAATAAATGCTTAAAAGGTAAGTCGATGTGTGTTGATCATTGTCACAAAACCCTAAAAGTCAGAGGGTTATTATGCAATAAGTGTAATAGCTCACTAGGGTTACTAGGAGAAAATATAGAAACACTTAATTCAATGATAGGTTATATAAACAAATATAAATAATTATTCATTTTAATTAGGAAATCTCATATATATTTCTTAATATTGTACCTTAATTAAAACAATAAGCTATATTAATGAGCACAGAAATAACTAATGGAGAAGGGTTATTAAGTCAGATTCAGGGGTATAATCAATATGACTACAACTCAAATCTTACATTAAAGGATTTTGAATCTATGTTTAAATCACTAACAATGAAAGGTTTGTCTCAAAATAGAGATATTAAAGGTAGATTTACTAAAGGGTTTAAATCTAATGAAAGAGAGTTTGTCATGCTAACTGGATTTGAAGAAATGTTTATGTTTGATTTAGCAATGCAAGGAATTAAACTGCCAACAGGAGTGACATACTCTAAAACTACATTTAAAAAGTTGCCAGGTGTGCTGTACATTAATATTGGTAGAAAGGAGTCATTTAATAAAATTAAAATTAATATGTATGATAAAATATATTCTCCATATTTAGGAACAGTTAAATTAGGAGATTATAATACAGTAGATGAAGCAGTTAAACAATTTAAATTATAATGGAAATAGATAATAATAAATATTACACTCCTTCAATAGATGAGTTTTATATTGGATTTGAATGTGAAATATATAATGCAAATAACGAATGGCTTCCTATTTTATTTACCAAAGGACATTTATATAATGATTTAAAATTTGTAGATCAATTTGAAGATAACTTAGAAAACTCTTTTAGAGTTAAATATTTATCTAAAGAAGATATTGAAGGTTTAGGATGGGTATGGAACACTGATAGGTATGAGCATGGTAATAATGGCTGGGGAGCTGATCTAGAATTATTACAAGACAAAAGCGTGTGCATAAACAGAGTAATATATAAAATCAATAACAAATCAGAATTAAAAGTGCTAATGAAACAATTAGGGATAAATGGATAATGAAAATATAAATGCATTTGCATTTAAAACAGGAAGGCTAATAGAGGATTTGATTAACAAGGAGATTAATAACCTAAAAGATCATAATCAGATCTTAGAAGCTAAGATACTAAATTTCTATAATGACATATATACAGAAGAAGATTGTTTCATTACATCAAAAAGCTTATTAAGGACTTACAGAGAATATTTCAATATAGACGTAAAAAGACATGGCAAAAACTAAGACTAAAAAAATTGAGAAGGATTTTGAATTAAATGAATCAAGTCTAAGGTTTATTCTAAAAACGGGCATGATAGATGAATTAGATTATTTCTTTTTTAAAAGAATACTTAACGCATGGCCTAAGGTAACATTGCATGGTAACAAACAATTATATTATGAAAAGACTAAAAACTAAAAGCAAACACTATTTCAATGATGAAATAGATTACGTAGACATTAACGAAGATATTCATTTAAAACCTGGTGTGCATAGATTATCATACAATACACATATTGAGCCAGATGAGCTAGAAACTCATATTAATGATATAGATTTAAAAGTACAGAAAAATAAAAGAAAAGCTAATGAATTATACACACTTGAAGATGGGATTACAGAGTATTAAAATGAGAGTTGCTAAAAAGATTTATATATCACTGACAAAATACTTCCAAAAGCAAGATATTTGGTTTTTAAGAAATGTAGTACAGAATATAAATGACAAGGAGTTGAGAGATAATTTTACAACAAAACCCTGGAATAGAATAAATAAAATAAACACGTATTAATATGAAATTAGAAGATTTAACAGAAGAACAAATGGAACAACTTCCATTAGATGAGTTACAAAAGATGATTGATAATAACAATATTGGAGAGAAAGTTGAAAATCCGGGACTGGTTAATTTTAAATATGTATTAAAAGATAGAACATTAAATGAATGGGATCATCTATGTAATGCCATAAAAGATTGGAATGAAAGCTGGAGACAATATAGTGTTTACAGAACTGGAACACCTAAAAGTACAGAACAGCTTGTTATTGATTTAATGACTAAGTTTGAATTAAAGTTTAAAGGATATTAAATTAACAATAGATGTTAACTATAATACCAATAACACCTAAAGTTAACAATAAATAAAAATATTTTCATTTTAATTAGGAATTTAGCTTTAAATACATTATATTAGTTATATGGAAGAGAATATAAGGATTACTAAACAGAACTATGTTAAAGCAGCTTTAAATGTAGCTAATTGCTTTCTTAAGCTAACACCAGTGGAAATTGAAATGATTTCTGTAATGTTGAATAGTGGGGCAATTACAATTACAGCTGCTAGCAGAAAACTGTTAATCACTTCTCTTGATAAAAGCAAATTTGTAATATCAAATAATATAAAACGGTTAAAGAGTAAATCTGTCCTAATACAAGAGAACAACAAGACAGTAATTAACCCTAAAATATTATCCTATATACAAGGCAAAGAGTTTAAGGTTAAATTCACTATAGATAATGAAAATTAAAATAGCAAGAGTTTATCCTGAGAAAAATGAAAGCACAGAAGAGTTGTACTTCAGAATGTGTGAGAATCTGGACTTATTTATAGATAAACATCCAGAGTTAAGCGTAGGAGTTTCATATGATATTAAAGATGGGTGTGTGACAGTAAAAACATTAAACATGGAATTTGCAGTTAATTGATGGAAATAGTAATAAAAGCAGAAAAGGAAATAACTAAGATTATTGTTGCTGACAAGGATGTAAAGAAACTTGTTAATGCAATATATTGGTTTATGAAGGATAATTACATTACACCAACAATTGAATATACTGCCTTATGAACATAGAAGAACTATCTAAAATAGTGTCAACTAAGTTAGGAATGAGTGAGCACTATGTCAATGAGATTAATAGGATTCAGTGGAAGTTCTTGCATAAGGAGATACAATCAGGAGATTTTAAACCAGTAGGTATTATATATCTAGGTAAGTTTAATTTGAAGGACAATATAGCTAAGAGGAGAAAGGAAATAAATGAGTCAAACTAAGGAGATATTTGAAGGATTTGTTAATTTAGTATTCCCAGATGAAAAAGTTGAAGGAATTGCTAATACAAGATTAAAGATATGTTTTGAGTGTCCAGTTAGAACTGGAAATAAGTGTGATAAGAATAAAGGGGGTTGTGGTTGTTACCTAGCTGCTAAAGCTAGAAGCCCAACAAGTCAATGCCCTAAATCAAAATGGTAATACAATGCCTACAATAGTTTTAAAAACATTAGTTGATATTTATAAGCCTCAGAAGTTTCCTGATGAGATCCCTAAGATTTTAAAAAGGAATGTTGAGTGCATGAAATCATTTAACACAGAAGCTATATCAGTAGAGCAATATATTAAACCTAACGGAGAGATAAGTAAAAAGTGGAGCCACATAAGAGAGGGGGATTTATACTACAGGGTTAATCATACATTTGAATATGTACACAAATTACTTAACCCCCCTCAACTTTTTATAAAAGGATATAAGAGATATGAAAATAAAAAATAAACAGATATTACCAATTCTGGAGGGTATTAAAAAGGTAGAGCATCTAAAGCTTGGTGGAATTAAAACTAAAATTCTTTTAAACAACAAAAAAACGTTGTTAGCAGCATTTGAGGAATTAGAAGAAGTTAGAGAGAAATTAATTGATCAATATAAAGAGCCAGGGGAAGAGATAATTTTCTCAAACACTAATAGAGAGTTGATTGAAGCAGAATGGAGGTTAGTTAATGAGCAAGAGTCTGGTGTTGAATTATTAAAAATGAATTCAGCTGAATTGGATCAATTTAATGATTTAACATTAGAACAGATGGAAGTATTAGATTTAATGTCAGAATAATGGATACAACAGATTTAAAGACATCAGAGTTTATTGAGAAATACACTAAGATACATGAGGCAACAGGTAAATCATATATAGATGCTGTAAGTGCTTTGATAGAGCTGTACGCTAGAATTAAAACTTGTCAAGATGCTATTAAAGACATTCATGTTGCGCTATCTGATTATGGGCAAGCAGGAATTGATTTTGATAAAAGGTTGATGGAGTTGGAGGGTAAGAAAAAGATTGACATAGTTAGTCCAGACCAAGCTAGTATAATACTGAAGGGGTAATGAAAGATAAAAAAGCACTGTCTAAAGAACAGGAAAAAAATAAAAGCGTTTCTGTTAAACTGCTTAATTCTTATAGAGGAGCACTAGAAAAAGTTCGAGACTACTTTGATTCAATTCAGGATATGAAGTTTACATCAGACAATGTTGATCAAAATATGAAGATTATCAAAAGTATTTTAGACAGTGGCACATCTCTTGGTAAAAATATAGAATCATTGGCTGTACTGGAAAAACGTGTGGCATCTGAAGAACAGCTTAACTCTAAAGTTAGAGGAGGAGCTAAACTAGGTTTATTTGAATCCGAGAATGAGTAGTATAGGAAATATATATGTACCAGAAGTTAGGCAGTTTAAGAATTCAAAAGAATTCTCTTACTTGGCTGATCATTTCAATAAAACTGGTTTCTATACATTAATTCCTGAGGACACTGAAGCTTATGCTGAGTTTTGGAAGGATGTAAGAGAGAAGTGTTTGTATGGATACACTAATTCATTAGGAATCAGAATTACGGGCCATCATTTTTTTTATTTAAACTTTTGTAGAATATCTGGTTATAATTATGAAATTGGAAAGAAAACAGAAATGTTTCCAATGTTCATGGATTTAGATTATGATTATTTCCACATGATTGAATTCTGTGAAAAGAATCAAAAATGTTTGTTAGCTGTCAAAGGTAGACGTCAAGGATGGAGTTATAAAGCAGCCGCTATATGCTCATGGGAGTTTACATTCTTTCCTAAATCCAATTCAATTATAGGAGCATTCCTTAGTTCATATGCATTAACAACAATGCAGATGGTTATTGATAATCTAAATTTCATCAATATCAATACTGAGTTCAGGAAACAACGTAATCCTGATTTGAAGGACAATATAGTGGCTAGGTATCAATCTGATGTTGGAGGTGTTAAAGTTTGGAAAGGCTATAACAGTTCTGTAAGGGCAATCAGTTTTAAAGATAATCCTACAGCAGCAGTTGGAAAGTCAGCAGGAAAGCTTATATTAGATGAGGGAGGTGTATTCCCTAATATAACAGACATGTATTCATTTACAGAGCCACTGATTAAAACAGGTTCAATGTATTCTGGTGTGGCTATCATATTTGGATCATCAGGTGATATGGATTCAGGATCAAAATATTTCTATGAGATGTTTGTTAATCCTGATAAGTATAATATGCTATCATTCCCTGATCCAGAAAATCCTGGTAAATCAATAGCTTATTTTAGTACAGCATCAAGAGGCAGGGAAGGATTATGTATGAATCCTCATTCTAAATGGTTTAAAAAACCAATGATAGATGAAGACGGTAATTCCAATGAAGAAGCCTCAACAGATGATCTACTGTATTTAAGAGAGAAGTCTAAAGGAGGATTAGACCCTAGGGCGCAACATGGAGCTATTACTCAGTTCCCCCTCACTTGGCAAGAAGCATTCCTCAGAAACAAAGGCGCTATATTTGCATCTCCAGAAATGTTAGAATGGTTAGGAGAGTTAGAAACAACACCATCACTAAGAGATCAAGTTGAAAAAGGTGAATTAGTTTGGAGAGATAATAAACTAGAGTTTCAACCTAAAGACACATTAAATTACATTACATCATTCCCTATTAAACCAGATGAAGATAACACTGGTTGTATTGCTATTTGGGAGAGACCTGAAAACATAAATGGAGAGATACCTCATGCATTATATATCGCCGGCCAAGATCCGTATGATATGGACAAATCTGGAAGCAACTCTTTAGGCTCATTTTTTATTTACAAAAGATTCTATTCTCATGAAAGAACACATGATGTAATAGTGGCAGAATTCACTGGTAGACCTAAGTTTGCTGATGAGTTCTATGAATCATGTAGAAGACTGTGTATCTATTACAATGCTAAATGCTTGTATGAGAATCAACTGAAAGGGTTTAAGAACTATATGGCTGCTAAAAACTCATTACAATACCTTTGGGAACAACCTGATCATATGATTAAGGATATGATTAAAGACTCTAAGGTTCAGAGAGGTTATGGCTGTCATATGAATAGGGGTTCTGGAGGCAGTTCTGGAATTAAAGATATGTGTGAGCTATATTTAAAAGATTGGCTATACACTGAGAAAGAAGATATTAATGGAATCAAGAAATTTAACTTTCATTATATTAAATCAATAGCTTTGCTAAAAGAGTTGATAGCTTATGATATTGAAGGAAACTATGATAGAGTTATTGCATTAATGCTCTGTATTCTACAGACTAAAGAGTTACATAAAATCCATGCTGATATGATGACAGGTTCATCAATGTCATATGGTAATGATCCATTCCTAAAGAAGCTTTGGGCTAAGAATTCAACAACAAATAAATTTAAATATAATTAATAATGGCAACTCTTCCAGTGCAAAGGTTATCGTCTTCAAAAAAGAATAAGGAATGGAAACAAGCTACACTAGACTATTATATAGCATTCCGCTATACCAACGGCAGTGGATTAAGATCTGATAGAAATCATAAGTTGATTAATTATGACCTAGCAAATGGCATAGTTAATCTAAATGATATACAAAAAATGTGTGATCCATTAGGAACAGGGTCAGCGTCATTTGAGAACTCATTTATGCATCATGATAAAGTGTCCCCAATTATACATGAGCTATTGGGAGAGGAATCTATTAAACCTGACAATACATTAGTTTTTTCTGAAGCTCCAGAGGATTTAAATAGAAAGCAAACAGCATTAAAGACTAAAATACTAGAAATATTAAAACTTCAGATACAAGGAGAAATAGATCCATCTACAATAGATCCAGAAAATCCACCACAAACACCAGAGCAAGTTATTAAGGCAGAGAGCTATTCTCCATCAGATATGATTGAGAAGAATGCTAATAAGATGCTTAAGATATTAAAGAAGAGGTTAAATACTAAATGGTTATTAAATCAAGGGTTTAAAGATGCATTAATAGCTGGAGAAGAGATCTATTGGATGGGAATTTCTAATGGAGAGCCAATGGCTAGAAAGGTTAATCCATTAAACACAACCATTATACTGGATGATGATAATGTATTTGTGGATGAAGCAATAGCTGTTATTGAGGAAAGGTTATTAACTATACCATCAATATTAGATGAATATGGTGATGAATTATCTAAAGAAGATTTAGATAAACTTGATATATATTCAAGAGGTTCATTTGGAACATTCTCAGCAGCAGGAGGTTTTGACCCTATATTTCAAACAGATGACAGAGGCGTTGCATTGAAAGGGGTTAGTCCAACAGGCGTTAACAACACTAACAATGCAATGAATTACTCTACTAGAGTTTGTAGAGTGGAATGGATTTCAATGAAAGAGGTTGGTGCTTTAAAATATACTGATCAAGATACTGGAGAAATATTAGAAAAACTAGTTGATGATACATTTAAGTCATCATGGAATGATTTTAAATCTATTTATCCAGATGCTACAATAGAATGGTTTTGGATTAACGAGGCGTGGGAAGGTGTTAGAATTGGACAAGATATTTATATAGGAATTAGAGCTAAACCCAACCAAAGAAGGAGGCTAGATAATCCTTATGTGTCTCAAACTGGGTACACAGGATTTATTTATGAAGCCACTAATTCTAAATCAGTTAGCTTGGTTGATAGATTAAAGAGTTACCAGTATTTATATGATGTAATATCTAATAAACTTCAGCTAGTATTTGCTTCTGACATTGGGAAGGTTATGCTAATGGATATGGCTCAAATACCAAGATCTGAAGGCATTGATTTAGAACAGTGGATGTATTATATGAAAGAAATGAAAGTTGCTTTTATTAATTCATTTGAGGAAGGTAAAAAAGGAATGGCTCAAGGCAAAATGGCATCAAGTCATTTTAATCAGTTCAGTGTAATTGATATGTCTTTAGCTCAATCAGTTCAGCAATACATGAACTACCTATCATTCATTGATCAACAGATTTACAGTGTATCAGGAGTTAACCAACAAAGACTTGGCAAGATACATCAGGATGAAGCTGTTAGTAATGTGGAGCAAGCTAGAGCTTCTAGTGAAACTATTACACAATACTTATTTGATGCTCATCAAGAAGTTAAGCGCAGGTTCTATACAGGTATAATTGAAGTGGCTAAGATAGCCTGGAAAAAAGGCTTGGTCACACAATATGTTAATGATGATTTAGGACTTGAAATATTAAACCTAGAAGAGTTTGAATTTGAAAACTCAGAATTCTCTGTATTTATTTCTAACCTAACAAAAGATAAAGAAGTAAAGCAGAAGTTAGATCAATTAGCTCAAGTGGCTATGGAGCAGCAAAAAGCTGATCTCTCAACCATCATTGATACCATAATGAATGATAGCCCTAAAGATATAGTAAACATCCTTAGAAGGGCTGAAAAAGACTTCTATCAAAGACAGCAAGATGATGCTAAACAAGAACAAGAGGCTCAAGCTAATAATTTAAGAATGCAACAAGAGCATGAGGCTTCGTTGCAGGCGTTTACAGCTGGAGAGAATCAGAAGGATAGAGATATTGAAGTTTATAAAACTGATGCTAATAATGAAACCAAAATACATGTACAGGAATTAGCTAATTATTTCCAAATGTCTGATATGGATGCTGATGCTAACGGGGTTCCAGATGCTGCTGAGATAGCTAACAATGCTTTGTATCAACAAGAGATTAATACTAAATCTTATTTAGAGCAACAGAAAATTGGAGCTAGCAGAGATAAGAGTGATAAAGAGCTAGCTCATAAGTCTAAAGAGTTGCAAGCTAAGATTGAATTAGAAAATAAGAAAATAAAGGCAATTGTTTTGCAAAATCAAAACCAAGAGAAGCTGGCTAAAGAAAAAGGAAGACTTGATAGAGATATGATGAATAAGAAAATGGAGATTGAAAAAATGAAAGCTAATGCTGCAATTGCTAAGTCTAAACAAAAACCAAAAAGTAAATGATAATATACAAGACAACTAACTTACTTAATAATAAAATTTATATAGGACAGTTTAATGGAAAACAAAAATCATATATTGGTGGAGGAAAGTATTTCAAAAGAGCTGTCAAAAAATATGGTAAAGAGAACTTTAAGTTTGAAATTATAATTGAAGGAGACTTTAATAGAGTCTTAACGGATGAATTGGAGGTTCATTATATTCAATTATATAACTCAAGAAATCCAGAAGTTGGATACAATATAGCTCCTGGTGGAGGAGGAAGAATTGCCTACACTTTATCAAAAGAGCATAAAGATAAAATAAGTAATTCATTAAAAGGCATTAAAAGAAAACCTTGTTCTGAAGAACAGAAGAGAAAAATAAGTAATGCAAATAAAGGCAATTCATACACTAAAGGATATAAGCATTCTCAAGAATATAAAGATAATTGTAGGATCAGACATTTAGGAAAAACTATTAATGAAGGAACTAAAGAAAAAATGAGAGGCGCTAGAGGTAAACAGAAGAATCCTAGACACAAGAAATAATATGTGGTGTAAAGAAATTAAAATTAAGAAATAATGGCATTAGAATTTAAATCAACAAAAATAAAACCAGATGATTTTTTTGGAATACTATTTAACATAAGAAATCAAGCGCATTTATTACACCTATCAACTAAATCATTTAGTCAGCACAAAGCTTTAAATGAATTTTATGATGAATTGCTTGAGTTAACAGATGGGTTAATAGAAAGCTACCAAGGTAAGGCAGGCATATTAAGCATAACAATTCCATCAACAGTTTATAAAGATCCTGTAATAATGATTAAAGAATTAGTTAAAATGACAGACGGGGGAGCAGTTTATAATTCATTTAAAGAAACTTGGGTGCTAAATCAACTAGATGAAATTAGCTCACTTTGTTATGAAACTTTATATAAATTAGAAAATTTAAAATAGAATCCTAAGTCAGATTGTAATAATTAGCTATAGAAATCAGCAAAAACAAATTTTTGTATAGTAAAATAAATTAATTTTAATTTGGTTTTAAGAGTTAATAACACTATATTAGATTTAGAGGGAACAAAGTAAATAAAAAGGAGAAACAATTATGAGTGGTAAAAAAGCTGTAGATACAGAAGAAACAGTTGACAATATATTTGATGGGTTTAATTTTTTAAATGATTCAACTCCAAAGTCAGTTTCTAAGAAAGATGCAAAAAAAATTGAACCTAAAGTAGATGAAACAACTTCATCAACAGATTTAACTGATGAAGATTTTGAAGCATTAGAAAAAGCTAAGGAACAGTTTTCTGGCAAAGGCAAAAAAGTTGCTGAAGAGGAAGCTGAATCTGAAGAAGAAACAGAAGAAGTTGAATCAGATAAAGCAGAAGATAAATCAAATGAGTTCAGCGGATTTGCTCAATTTTTAGCAGAAGAAGGAATTCTTGAATTAGAAGAAGGAGATAAATTTGAATCAGAAAAAGACTTATCTAAAGTAGTTGATAGAACTATTAAAACAGGAATTGATAGATGGAAACAATCTATACCTGAAGATGGTCAAAAGTTCCTTGAATTTGTTGAAGCAGGCGGAAAGCCAGCTGATTTTCATAAATACTATTATGGAGAAGCTTCTTTTGAAGACTTTGATATATCAGTAGAAGAGAATAAGAAATATGTAATCAAAGAAGCTTTAAAGTTAGAAGATTACACAGAAGATGAAATTGAAGAGGAAATCTCTTTATATGAGGACACTGATAAGCTTGATAAAAAAGCTGAAATGTTTTTAAAGAAGCTTCAGAAAATTGAAAAACAAAATCAAGCTTTATTACTAGAAACTCAAAAGTCTTATGCTAAAGAGCAAGAGCAAAAAAGACTAGCTGAATGGAAAGAGTTTGAAGATGGACTTTTTAGTAAAGACACAATAGGAGGTTTTAAAATGACTCCTAAGATGAAAGAGGATACCTGGGGATATATGACCAAAGTGGTTGATAAAAAGACAGGAGAGACTCAATATCAAAAGGATAGTAAAGAGAATAAGGATGCAAGATATATTTTTGCATATCTATTAAAGAATAAATGGGATATTAAAGCTCTTGAGAAACAAGTTGAAACAAAACAGGTTTCTAAATTAAGAGATAAATTAACAAACTATACAGATACAAGATCTAAAATTAAATCTCCTAAAAAAGACATAGAAAGAGATAATATAGATGAAGATAACCCATTCAAAGGATTTTCAAAAGCTTTTAAATAAATAACAAATAAATAATAAAAATGCAAATAAGCGATTTACAAATAACAAAAACTAACTGGCATGCTGGTTTAACACAAGCAAGCCACCTTAGAAACTTTTTCCTAATTGAACCAGAAATGGCATCAATGGTAGTTACTCGTGTTTATAACCAACAAAATGGTTATCGTAATGCTCTATCATTCTTGACAGGTGGTCTAGGAAAAGCAAAAGAAATGAATGACATTATCTATCAATGGAGTGTTATGGGTGACAGCAGAAAAGCTATTCCTATCACAAGATCTATTTTTGATGGTGTTGCAGCTACCCCTGGTATCTCTCAAACAACTTTTAAAGTGGGTGTTGGAGAAAGATGGTTTACAGAAGGCGATGTAATTGTACCTGATGATACACATTATTCATTCAGAGTTATGGCTGAGCCATATGATGATGGTGTTGATTTTATTTTAACATTGCAATTGATTTCTACTAACCAAGCTGACTATGTTCCAGCTTCTTTGTTAGCAATTGGTAAAGAACTGTCTAAGGACTTTAATGCTGTAGAAAATGATCATTCAGAAACATCTGGTTTGACTCACTACACTCAGCCAATTAAGTTGCAAAACTACATGAGCACTGTTAGAAAGAAATATTCTATTACAGGTGCTGTACATGATAAAGTTTTGACAATGAAATTAATGAATCCTGATGGAACAGAAATGGCCTCAACATGGGTTAAATATGCAGAATGGGAATTCTGGTGTCAATGGATGGATGAAATTGAAACATTGTTAATGTTTGGTAAATCAAATGTGAAAGCAAATGGTACTACTGACATGAAAGGCGCTTCTGGTAATCCAGTTTATTTAGGTGCTGGTCTAGAACAACAAATTAGCCCTTCTAACAAACGTTTGTACACAGACTTGACAGAAGCTACAATCAGAAATTTTATGAATGATTTAGCATTTAATGGTACTGAAGATGGTCCTCGTGAATATGTTGCATTGTGTGGTAGAAATTTTATGGACTTGTTTGATCAAGCTATGAAACGTTCTGCGTCAAACTTTAATTTGATTGATACAGTGTTTATCACTGGTAATGGTCAGGAATTGAAATTAGGTGGTCAGTTTATGACATACGTAGGTTTAAATGGAGACAAAATTACATTAAAAGAATACGCTCCATATAACAGCACTGTAAGAAATCGTTTGCTACATCCTCAAACAGGACGTCCAGCTGAATCCTACAAAGCAACATTCTTGAACTTTAAATCATATTCTAAAGGTGAGCCAAATATTCAAAAGGTTTACACTAAAGGACGTGAGATGGTTTCTACATATGTTGAAGGTTTGTATGGGCCAATGGGGCCAAAAAGAAATGGTTCTAGCGCAACAGGTAAAGATGGGTATGATTTTATTGCAATGAGTGAGCAAGGAATTATGCTGCGTAATCCAACAGATGCTGCCCAATTAATTTTGGATACCGATGGATTATCTTAATAAATGATAATTTAACAGAGGAGGAGAACAACCCTTCTCTGTTATTTAAATAATGTTTTCCTATTTGTACATTAAACAAATAGAAATATTAAAAAGGAAACTAAAAGAAAAGGAAAAAGAATTATGGAAGTACAAGAAATAGTAATCAAACCGGTAGTTAAAGCAAAGTTCTCTGGATTGTCATCTTATAGCGGAGCTAAAATGATGATAGAGGGAGCTCAAATGGATAAGTCTGGATACAAAACTGGTTTAACAAGAGAAGAGCAAGCTCATTATGAAGAAGTTCTTAATAAGCCAAAAGGGTTTTTAAATCCAGATTTTGATAACAAGTTCTGGGCTACAGTTCTAAACCTTAATCTACCACTAGATAAGCCATATATACTTAGAGTTAACTCTCCAATGGATGAGATTAGGCTTAAAGTTATTAAGGAGAGAAAAGATATTGCTAATAATGAATTAGAATTGTCAAAAAACCCAACTGCATTATTTTATATTGAAGATAAAGAGGCTAAAGCTAAAATTGAAGAACAAGCTATTGATGTATTAATGGTTGCTAATGAAAAGTTTAATGACCTTACAACTGATGAGAAAAAAGGTTATTTGAAACTTTATGGTAAAAAAGGAGTTGACCAAACATCTGACAGAGTTGTTAAAACAGAGTTATATAGAGAAATTAATAAAGACCCTAAAAAGTTTATTTCATTCACAGAGAATCCTGATATTACATTAAGAATTCAAATTGAAGAAATGCTTGAGCAAGGTATATTAATCAAGAAAGGTAACTTCTACAATTTTGAACAAGAGGTTATTGGTAATTCAATTGATGCTGTAGTTGCATTCTTTAAAGATGTTAAGAATCAATCAGTTAAACTAGCTGCATTACAAGTTACAAAAAACACTAAAAAAGGTAAATAACTTTGACTTCATTAGAAATGTCTGTTGCTTTTAAGCAAGGTCTTGATAAATTTGATAGTTTAAATTACCCTGATTTTGAAACAGATCAGATAGAATTGCTATTAAATCAAGCTCAAGATTTGTTTATAAAACAAAGATATGGGTCAACTAATGTTAAAAGAGAATCTTTTGAGCAAACACAAAAGAGAACAGAGGATTTAAAAGCTGTAGTTGTTAATCAAGTTATAGTGCCAGCTGCAAATGCAGTTGACAATATAAGTCCTTATTCTAGATTTGTAACATTACCAACAGATCACTGGTTTATCATACAGGAGCTAACTGACATCAGTTACACTAATTGCAATAGCCAAGTTGTAACAGACAGAGTTTTTACAGAGGCTATACAGCACAATGATTATAGTAAAATAATTAATAATCCATTTGCTCAGCCTAATGAGAATAAAGTGCTAAGATTAATGGAAAATGGTAGAGTGGAGTTAATACCAGCTTCAAATGTTACTATATCAAATTACAGACTTAGATATATTAAAAAGCCTGTAAGAATAAGTATAACAAACTCAGTTGATTGTGAGCTATCAGAGCATACGCATCAGGAAATTGTAAATCTTAGTATTGATATAGCTTTAGAAGGAATAGAATCAAAAAGACTGCAAACATTTGAACAGTCAGTCTTAAATAAACAAGAATAATAAAATAAAAAATGGCAATAGCAAGTGTAACTCCAAAGTATTTTCTAGGAGCTCAAATTACAAATCCTAAAGTGCTAGCATCTAAGGTTGAAGAAATCCTAGATGTAGTAAATGGATTGCAAGATGGAAGTGAAGATGCTTCTGTAAATGATTTAGTAGTAGCAGGAAATACTGCAATTACAGGGACTCTTGGTGTAACAGGTTTAATAACTGCATCAGCAGGTATTTCACAAGGCTCATCAAATGTAGTTGAATTTACAGTTTTAACAACTTTAACAGCTACGGAAATAGTAGGTACAGCAGCAGGCGATATTGGTCATGCTAATGGAGCAACTTTAGTTGCAGCACCAAGCTCTGATTACGCATTAGAGTTTGTATCAGCTACTCTAATCTATGATAGAGCTACAGCAAGTTATGGTGGTGGAGCAGATGATTTAGTTATAGCTATTGGTTCAGGCGGTGCTGCATTTACATCAGCAATTACAGATGCTAATTTGTTAACAGCAGCTGGAGATAAAGTTTTAACCATTAAATCTATCTCTACAGAACTACCTTTAACAGTTGGTACAGCTATCTCTTTAAGAGGTACAGCATACACAAATCCAGGGACAGCAGCAGGTGTATTAAGAGTTTATACTACTTACAGAAAAATCTTAACAGGATTATAATAATAAATAATAACAATACAAGTTTAAATTAAAATTAAAAAGAAATAATGAGTAAAGTATCAGAAATTTTTATAGGAGCAGGAGCAGCTCTAAGTGCAAATAACACAGCTCTACCTTCAATTGCTGTTCAGACAGGTATTGTTGGTTCAAATATGTTAACATTAGATCCAGCAGGTAATGATACTATTGCTACTGAACCAACTATTTACATTGTAAATAAATTGGCTAATGGTGATTTTAAACGTAGCTTTCCAGTTAAAGGAACATCTGTAACAGGATATAAAGGTGAGCATTATGTTCCAGCACGCAGAAATGTTTGGGGAATTGGTTATCAACGTGGTTCAATTGTAGACGGTGTTACAACTGCTGCTAGTGGATCTATTGAAGTTAATAACTCAACTATCTATGAATTCACTCTTAGATTTAAAAATGACAAACAGTTTTACTCTGAGCGTCCAGAAATTCTAAGTATTACATTTACAAGTTCATCGGCAGCAACGCAATCTAATATTGCAGATCAAATTGTTTCAGCAATCAATGGTTCAGCATTTGGATCAGCAGTTTCTGGAGTTAAAGAAATTGTAGCTGTAAAAGTTGGTGATGGAACAGGTGCTTATGGGTTAACAGCGGCTACTAATTTTGGTGTTGAAATCACAGGTTTAACAATCAATCAATTCCAAAACACTTCTTACAAAGAAGAGTTAGTTTATTTCTCTGTATTTGCTAATTCAGCAACTGGAGCAGGATTAACCACTGTAACTGAGATTCAGTCTGTTAAATTTGGTACAGGAACTTACAATCAAGTTTACAACATGGAAAACTTCTTCTTAGGATTTGAAGGAGTTTTAAACCGTAGATTATGGCCAGTTCCAACTCAAGCTTATTTGAGCTCAGCCACATACACTACTTCTGGTAATGTTGCAGCAGCAGCTACAACTCCAACAGGTAATGTTAGTGCAACTATCGCTCTTGATTTGGTGACAGTAGCTACAGCAACTACAGGTTTGCGTCCAGGTGAAATAATTGATATTGATGGAACTCAGTATGAGATTAAGTACATTAGAAGCTCAACAACTTTTGTAACAACTGCCGTACAAGCAGCTACATACTCTGGAGCTAATATCAAAGTTAAATACCTGTACAACATATTGAATATCAACTTAACTGATATGACAGTACAAGATGGAGCAGGAGTTGGTCAATTATCTAAAAAGAATATCTACATAGCTACACCATCAATTGATGCAGCGGCAGCAGATCCATTTGATAGAACATTAGATTCAGCAGATACATCAGCAGAATGCCTTGATTTGCTAGACATTTTAGACACATGGATGGCTTCAACACCAGGAGCATTTGCAGCTGTAACGCTAGCTTAATAATAATTAACACTGGAGGAGTGTTATAATGTTTGGGAGTATTTAATTCTTTGGTTTGGTTTCCTTCCTTCCTCTTTTACCAAGAATTATTTACTCCCTTTTTATTTAAAATAATCAGATGGCTGTAATATTAAGTTTTGAAATATGTCAAAGCGGTGGGTGCAACTCTTTAGTTTTCAAAGAGACTACAGGAGCTTATAATGAAACTACAAATCCTAATGGATGGGGAGCTCCAAATGAAGCCACTTCAGACGCTTTAACAGCTATGCTTACAATTGATCTAGCAGACGGTAGCCAATACACTATAGATTTATTTGCTACAGGAGATTTTCCAACAATAAATACAGCATTTGAATATCAAATACTTCCAACAGAAATAGGGTATTCAGCAGATACAGATTAGATAGATGATCAAATAATAACATTTACATACACTGTAACAACAGAATCAGGAACTTACACACAAGTTGTTTCACAAGCATTCTACTGTCAAGTTCAATGCTGTGTAAATACAATGTTTGTAAACTTAGATTTTGACTGCGATTGTAATAAGGACCAAGTAGATTTAGCATTAAAAGCGTTTGCTATGTTACAAGGGTTAAAACAGGCTAGTGGATGTGGGAATGCCAGTAATTTTAATAATATACTTGCACAATTAAACAAACTATGTGCCAACACAGATTGCCAGGCATGTAATTAAATATAAATTAAATGAGTTGTACAACAAATAATAGCGGAGTTTTACCAGTAGGCCCAGCAGGACCAACAGGCGCAACTGGTGCTACTGGAGCAAATGGAAATAATGGAGAAGATGGAACAACTGTACTATACAACAATATAGCAGATGTATCAACAACTGATGGTGCTGCTGGGGCTTTTGAGTCATTACAAACATATACAATACCAATCAATACATTGGCAACAAATGGAGATACATTAGAAATAATGAGCTCACTATCAGTTAATGTAGATACAAGTTCAGCCGCATCTTCTTTATATATAAATGGAGCGTCTGTAGTACCAAGTCCACCAGCAAGCTTTGTAATGCATCCAGGAGCTAAATTTAACATAATAAAGGCTACTATTTCAAGGCAATCTGCAACAACGGTTTTTATTCAGTTTGATGTAAACATTTCTGGCGGAACAAATTACACATTAATAAGTGGTTATCAGTTTATTGCTAGCGGAGTTGCAGTTAATAATTTAACTGCAAATACAAATACAATAGCAATATTTGGAGCAGAAACTCCAGGAGTAAATACATTGACTGCTCATAATTTTCTAATTAAAAAACTTTCTATATAATGCCTAAAATACAAACATATGATGTTTACACTATATTAGCAGCAGGAGCTACAAAAACATATGTATCAACTGATGATATAGATGTTTATGAGATAAACGCAAATGGAGGAGCAGTAACATTATTAGCTGATATGATATTTAGTTATTCAGGAACGCCTAAAATAGCTTCTGAATTCAAATTTCAATATGGTGGAGGTGTAACTCAAAATAGCGGTTCTGGAATAACAGTTAGTTTTTTTGGTACTAATTTAACAGACGAGCAGGCTTTATCTCAATTAATAATTACAGCATACTGGAATGGTTCTGCTTGGGAGATTAATATAGTTAAGAATCCTAATAATAATGTAACTTCAGTAACTACATTTGGTTCATCAGCTAATAGCGCAGGTTTAAGTATATCTAGTGGTGTATTAAATATGCAACCAGCTTCAGCATCATTTGGTGGAGGAGTTTCAACTACAACACAAACTTTTGCTGGAGCTAAAACATTTGATACACTATCAGGAAATTTTTCTATTGACTCATTAGGGATTGGTATTGGTTCAGCTGCAACAGCAAGAACTTATATAAATGCAATAAAAACATTTACAAATCCAATAACAAGTGTAACATCAGATGTTGGATTAAGTGTTGTATCAACTTATACTTATTCAGGTGCTGTAACAGAAGCTGTTTCAAATACACTTGGTGGTCAAATAGGAGCTAAAGTTACTGGAGCAAACACTCCAAAATCAATTACAGGTTTAGTAGGATTTGTTACAACAGAAATGACATCTGATTTAGAAAAATCATTTGGAATTAGAGCTCAATATTCAACAGGTACATCATCAGATAATACAATAAGTAATTTCAATGCAAACTATTTATCATGTACATTTACAAATAAAATAAGTAATGTTGCATCAACAGTTATAGATGAAAATTATGATTTTTATGCTTCAATACCTTGGCAAAATAATTCTACAGCAGGAGCAACACCGTCTTTATTTACTATAACAGAACAGTTTGGATTCTATTGTCAAGACTATACAGTAACATCTCAAACACCAGTTCCTTATGGATCAGGAGCTGGGGCTAAAGTTTCAGCAGTTATGACTAATTCTTGGCAATTATATATGTCAGGAACAAACTCTACAGCAACAGGTTCTTATATTGGAAATAGACTTGGAGTTGGATTTTCTACAGAACCTACAACAAATAGTCAGATAACTGCATTATTGCATATTGGAGCAGGAACAACTGGGTCTGCTCAGATTAATTTAGTTGATGGAGCAGCACCAACAAGTCCTAACGATGGAGACATATGGAGAGAAGATAATACAAATACAGGATTGAAGGTGAGAGTTAATGGTGTGACAAAAACAATATCACTAGTATAATGAATCAGCAAGATATAGATGTAAGACTTCAGTTAACATCATGTAAAACATCTGTACTAACTAATACATTTGTCAACAATCTTAAATGGGGTAAAAAGTGTGCTAAAACAGAATGGAAGGAATTGATAATTCTAAATGCTTATATATCATTATTAGAGGATTATGACGTCAATAATACAGACAGCAATTGTATAACAGAAGACCAATTAATTATAATACTAGATAATATATCAAAATTAACAAAAATATGTTTTAAGCCGGAGGGTTACACATATTCATAATATAAAATAATATGCCACAAATATACGGTAATCAAAGTAAGAGTTATTTAAGCCAATTAGTACAAAATGCATTAAACAGTTTTAAAGCATTTGCTTATGAAAAAATAACAGTAGATGCCACTGTAAAAACATTAACTATACCAACAGGAGCTAAATATGCTCAAATGGTATTAGAATCAGATATAGCATCTCCTGCATATGCAGCAAGATATTTAATAACTAAACAAACAACAGTAAGTTCTACAGAAGGTTTTCCATTAACTAATGGTTCTGTAATAGATGTTACAGATTTTGCTAATTTACAAGGATTTCAAATAACAAGAGTTACTGCTGGAACAACATATTTATATGTTCAATACTTTAGATAATAATGAATATTCTGAGAAAAAGAATAGAAGGATTAATTAAAAAACAAACTCCTTTATTATTAAATAATAATTCTAATACTAGGATACCATCATCTGGATTATTTATACCTAGTGCTTCATCTAGTTTTGATCCAGAGTCAATACCTAATATGGTAGGTTGGTGGGAAGCGGATTATGGAGTTACATTAAATGGATCAACAGTTAGTAGATGGGATCAAAAGGGTTCTGGAACAAAATATTTTATTCAGAATACTGCAACAAACCAACCTACATATACAACAAATGCAATAAATGGTCTTCCAGCATTAACATTTGATGGAACAAATGATGCTTTAAGCTTAAACACAACAATAACAGGTTTGTCAAATATGACTTTCTTAGTTGTTTATAAAAGAGCTATAAATACAAATCAATGTGTGTTATTTGGAGATAACAATACCTATCCATATTTACAATATGGTAGTAGCTTTTTAGTTGGTAATGCCTCAAAATCGTCAGCAATGACAAATGATGTATGGTATTTAAGATCAGGAACTGGTTCTGGTGTAAATAATGAATGGTTTAGTAATGGTGTTTCATTGGGAACAGCAGCAACTGCTGGCGCATTTTCATACTTCAACAGCGTTGGTTTTCCAGGAAATGGAGCAACAATAAATGGTCAAATATATGGATTAATGTTTTTTGATAGAGTACTTACGTCAGATGAACTTAACTTATTAAGTAATTATTTTAATGACAAATTATCTATTTATTAATGAGTAAATTTATAATATTCAATTCTATTGATGATGCTGATATAGTAAATAATAGAATAACAGACAATGTAAAAGTAAATTGGGTAGATGGTATTACTAATAAATATTCACAA